AAAAGGCAACGCCTACTGTGCCCGATCTGCCGGACAGATGAAAAAGCATCCAAAAGCTGCACGCAACCCGAACTCGCCATTGAGACTGAGCCGGAAGCGTTGGCGATGCAGCGGTAAAGTGTCGAGAAAGTAAGGCTGGCAGACAATGGTAACTAAACGAAATGCTAAGACAATTAAGAAGGTTGTCAGGAAGCTGAAGAAGGCAAGCAAAGCACACGCTGGTCAGGCAAAGGCTTTAAGCAGGATTGTCAGAAAGAAGCAGAGGTAACACATGGCAAAGCAGGCAACTAAGAAGCAGAAAATTGCAAGGCTAAAAGCACAGAAGCCTGGATTATACCGCAACATTGCATTGAAGCGATTAGGTGCTGGTAAGACCAAGCGGACTCGCAAGGTTGGAAGCAAAGGTGCACCAACAGCAGCAGCGTTCCGTGCAGCAGCAAAGACAGCAAAGAAAAGATAATCATGGCAGGCAAGCTGAACAAAGAGATCGTGCAGAAGGTCTGCGACAAGCTGGCTGACGGCTTAAGTTTAAGCAAGGTCTGTCTTGCCAAGGATATGCCTGCACGTAGAACTTTTCTTGAGGCGGTTCAACGCAATGAAGAGTTTTACGAAATGTACCAGCAGGCAAGAGCCATACAGGCTGAGATACTTGCTGATGAAATGTTTGATATTGCCAGACAGGATTTAGGCAATGTCGAGAAGCAATTAGCTAATGCTGAAGTACAGCGCAGACGAGTGCATATTGATACGCTGAAGTGGACGTTTGCAAAGATGCAGCAGAGAGGCTTGAGAAACAAAGCTGAGGATCAGACTGGCAACAATCAGATCGTGCTGAGCTGGTCAAACGGCTCTGATGATGTGACAGCTAGAAAGCTCGATGAGGGTGAAACTGAGAGCGTTGATGCGAAGGTAATTAAGCTGGTTGATACTGCAAGCTGATAGAAGGTCATAGAGAGGCTTTGATGCTTTGGGCTATGTGAGGCTGTGAGGCTTGTGTTGAGGCTGTGAGAGAGAGGCTGAGAGCATGGGTTTTAGCGAAATCGGTCTATTGCCAGCGCACAGATACGCACGAGAGCATAAAATAGTGCAAATCTGAGACAGTTGGAAATAGGTGCATCAGGTATTTTACCTGACGGTCAATGGCTTGTTTCTGCGGGTTACAGAGCACTCAGCGCAATCTGAGCGACAGATAGGATTAATTTTGCCACAAACTATCGAAATTCCGTATGCCCCCCGTGCTCTCCAGCGTGAGCTGCACCGTGCGTGGTCTGAGCATAGGTTTAGCGTAGCCATAACTCACAGACGTTTCGGCAAATCGGTCTGCGCTATTAACCATCTGCTGCGTATGGCTTTGACCAGCAATAAGCCCAACCCCCGCTTTCATATGCTGTGTCCGACCTATCGGCAGGCTAAAAGTACCCTGTGGGACTATCTGAAGCAGTTTTCTGCCAAGATACCTAATGTTAAGTTTAATGAATCCGAGCTACGTGCAGACTATCCTAATGGGGCCCGTATTACGCTGCTTAGTGGTGAGAATGGCGGTCAGAACATTCGTGGCATTATGAGTGACTTCTTTGTTATTGATGAAGCTGGTTTGATGCACGACACTATTTTTCCTGAGATTGTCCGGCCCGCCCTTGCTGACAGAAATGGGCTGAATGGCGAGAAAACGGGCTGTATTTTTGTCGGCACGCCAATGGGTCATAATGCGCTTTATGATTTGTATGTCAGGGCGAAGGAGGATGATGCCTGGCATTGTGCTGTGTATAAGGCATCGGAAACGGGCATTTTGCCGGATAGTGAATTGCAGGCAGCCAAGAGTATGATGCCGCAGGGCATTTACGAAGCTGAGATGGAATGCAGTTTTGAGAGCAATGTACCAGGTGCGGTCTATGCCAAGGAACTGCAAAGCATGGAGGAAAACGACCAGATTGGCCGTATACCGTTTGATCCGGCTTTGAAGGTTCAGAGCTTCTGGGATTTAGGGATTAACGACAGTACGGCTATTGTTTTTGCACAGACAGCGCATGGCAACAGGTCGATTAATATTATTGATTATGTAGAGATGAGCGGTGAGGGTCTGCCTTACTATGCAGACCTGCTGGATCAGAAGGCACAGCAGCATGGCTGGTCTTACTCTGCCCATCATGCACCGCATGATATCAATGTCAGGGAAATGGGAACGGGAAAGACCAGGCAGGAAACGGCTCTGGGTCTAGGCATTAATTTCAAAGCTGCCCCCAAGCTGCCTCTGGAGGAAGGGATCAATGCGGTCAAGATGACCCTCCCCAGATGTTTTATTGACCGTGACCGATGTTCAAGACTGCTTGAAAGTATGCGTTTCTATCATCGTGTTTATGATCCGAAAAACCAGATATTCAGATCACGGCCTGCCCATGACTGGAGCAGTCATGCCGAGGCTGCCATGAGGACATTGGCAACATCAATCCGGCAGTCTGTACCACAGGCAGAGGTCAACTATGCCAGACCTAATTCGTCTGCTGGCAGCTGGATGGGATAATGGGTTTAAATGGGATTACTTGATAATAGGACTGGTACTTATCAAAGCCCGATGGGGCTGCTGCCAGTACAGCAACGCAGAAACAATACGGGCTTTCCGTCTGCGTACCCTGTGCCTGAGAGCACACCATTTGCAGACTTTGGCAGGGGCATACTGGATGCGTTTACCTACACGCTTGATCCAGACACGACTTATATGGAGCGATCTTTTGGTCCATTGGCTGCGGATATGGAGGCAATAATCTCTGGTTTTGATGCACAGGGAAATAAAGTGCCTGACTCTTTGCAGATGATGTCATTGATGATGCCAGGTGGTACGGGTCTGGGTGGTAAGGCAGGGCTTGGTTTTCTGGGTGCAGCGACAGGTGCAGTCCCCAAGGTTGGCAGTGCGTATGCGTCACGTTTAATACCTACGCTGGAAAATATGCCACAGGAAAAAATGAGCGCAGAGCAGTTTAGCGGATGGTTAAGCAAACAGCCTGTTGGTGCTGATGAGCTTGAGTATTCTGGTATCCCTGGCTTGCTGGCACAAGGTGGCGATGTAACCAAGACAGGCTTGCTTAATCAGGCAAGGGCTAATCCGCTTGATATACAGGATGTGAAGTTGGTAGAGGGCGCACAGACACCTGACTATAACAAAAGAAGATATGAAATGATGGTTGCTGGCGAGGGTGATTATGCAAATATGCCACCATCATTGCGTGAAGAAAGAGCAGAGCAGATGTTGTCTCGTATTCGGGCTAATGAAGCTGAGAATATTGTAGGGAGAACAAAATTCGAAGATAAACAGCTACCAGGCGGTGAAAATTACAGAGAGATGCTGCTGACGTTGCCTGTTAAAAATCCAATAAAAATCAATGCAGAAATAGTTGTATCAGCAAATCAAGCCGATGACATTTTAGGAGAGATGTCTGCAAGAGGTATGGAGAACCTTGATTATGGCCGTGTAACCCGTGAGGATGGAAACGAAGTTATAGAGCTTACAGGCTTTTCCCCATCTGACATGAAAGCCGTGCGTGATATTGCTCGAAAATATAACGCTATTCCATCAAGACCAAAATCAGAAGGCACTGAGCTTACTTTTCGCGGCTCCCACTTTAACGAACCCAATGTCCTAGCCCATGCACGATACAACACACGCAACATTGATGGTGACAAGACGCTGTTTATTGAAGAGATACAAAGCGACTGGCATCAGATGGGGCGTGATGTTGGGTATCGACAGGACGGGTCAGATGTTGCGGCAAAGATACGTGCTAAAGAGCAAGAAATATTAAGCATTAACGCTGAAAGAGACGCTGCAATGCCTGACTACGATGTCACCAAGATTAATACTATTGATGATTTACCGGGCCATACTGCACAAGAAAGTTTGTTGTATGACAAATACCTAGCCGCCCAAGACGAGTTGTCCGTTCTGAAAGATGAGGCGATGCGTCTTGGCTCTGGCGTCCCAGAAGCACCATACAAACGCACAGATAAATGGGCTGGGCTGACATTACAGCGCATGATTAAAGAAGCTGTTGATAGTGGGCATGACCGCATAGCGTGGACACCTGGCAAGGTACAGGCAGAGCGATATGATTTGAGTAAGCAAGTTGACACAATTCGAGTTGAAAAACTGAGAGATGGCGATAAGGCAGGACAGTATTACGTTACAGGCGAGAAAAACGGCTCTGCTGTCGGACTTGAGGAAGTCGTAACAGAAGATAAATTGCCCGATTTAATTGGAAAAGATTTAGCCGATAAAGCAACTAAAGACGCTGCAACTGGCAAATATCCAGATGGTCGTGATTACTCAGGTGTTGATCTTCAAGTTGGTGGTGAAGGCATGGAAGAATTTTACGACAAGATGCTGGTCAAATCCGCTAACAAGTTTGGCAAGAAGTATGGTGCAAAAGCGCAAAAAAGCACCCTTAAAACAACTCAGGATGGTGATGTAGGACAATCAGCCTTAGACCTTAGATATTATCACTATGATAAAAACGGCATGATGGATACTTCACGAAGCTGGAAGACAGAAGCCGAGGCAGAGGCGGCCCTTGCTGAAACAGTCTGGTCAATGAAGATCACACCAGAGATGAAGGCTGGCATCAGCAAAGGTGTAATGCTTGGCCAGACAGGAGCAGAAGGCAAAATTGCTGCTGGATTATTATCACAAAATGACGATGAACAAATGCCAAAAGGCTTTCCTGTGCGTGGCCTGCTTGGTGGCACACTTTACACTGCGACAACACCAGATGGATTTATTTAATGGCATCTTATTCAGACGATAAACTTGCAGACATTCGTGAAGCCTTCAAGGTGTGCGAGGAAGCTGAGGCCGAAAATCGCATACAGGCGATGGACGATCTTGAGTTTGGCAGGCAGGGCGTGCAATGGCCCGAAGAAGTAAAGCGACAGCGTGAACGTGACCGCAGGCCGTGCCTGACAGTCAATCGTATGCCGACCTTTATACGCCAGATTGTCAATGATGCCCGAATGAACAAGCCCAGCATCAAATGTCACCCAGTAGACAGTAATGCAGACGTTGAAACAGCAAAGATATTAAACGGTTTGCTCAGGCAGATCGAAGTCAGCAGCTCGGCTGATGCTGCGTACAGCAAAGCCATTGATGATGCGGTGAGTATGGGATTTGGTTATTTCCGTGTAGACATAGATTTTGCACGGGATGACACATTTGAGCGTGACATCAAGATTGAGCGCATTATGAATCCGTTTTCAGTCTATCGTGATCCACGCTCTACGGCTGTGGACAGCTCGGACTGGAACATGTGTTTTGTCACCGAGCTTCTGACCCATGATGAGTTTGAAGCCAGCTATCCTGATGCTGAAAAAATCAACTTTGAAAGCCAGAGCTTTGAGCAGCGGGACAACCTCTGGTACACATCTGACACGGTACGGGTGGCTGAATACTGGAGCCGTGAAGAAGTAGACCGTGAAATCATCCTGATGACGGACGGGCAGATACTCGATGCTGAAGTGTTTGAGACCCAGCGTGATTTGATGGAAATGTCTGGTATTCTGCCTGTGCAGTCACGCACGACAAAGACCATGAAGGTTAAACAGTGTGTTGTTACGGGTAGTGAGATACTCAGCGAGATAGACTGGTCAGGGCGTTATATTCCTATTGTGCCTGTCTATGGCGAGGAAGTTGTTGTTGGTGAAAACCGGCACTTTCACAGTCTCATACACTTCGCAAAAGACTCACAGCAAATGTATAATTTCTGGAGAACGGCTGCTGCCGAACTGGTGGCACTGGCTCCGAAAGCACCTTGGATCGGGCCAGTTGGAGCGTTCAACACGGATCAGGCTAAGTGGAGCACCGCTAATTCAACCAATCACGCATTTTTAGAATATGATGGCGGTCAGGCACCTATTCGCCAACCCTTTGCTGGCGTGCCAGCTGGTGCGATTCAAGAAGCCCTTAACTCATCTGATGACATGAAATCAGTCATTGGCATGACTAGCCTTGGCAACATGGAAAAAGAAATTAGTGGCAAGGGCATAGCTGCAAGGCAGAAAGAAAACGACATTGGCACATATCACTTTATTGATAACCTCAGCCGAGCCATACGCCATGCCGGCCGGATTATTGTTGATCTTGTGCCAAGCGTTTACACCGAGGCAAGGGTGCTGCGTATTATGGGTGAGGACGATGCACCACAGACGGCAATGATTAATCAGATGACCCAGATTGAGGGTGAGCCTGAGCCACGCATATATGACCTGACCACGGGTAAATATGATGTGTCGGTCAAACTGGGGCCGAGCTTTACCACGCAGCGTCAGGAAGCTGCCGACCAGATGATGCTGTTGGTGCAGCAGTTCCCGCAGGCTGCACCGATTATAGGTGATCTGATTGCCAAAAACCTTGACTGGCCTGGTGCTGAAGAAATGGGAGAGAGGTTGCAGAAATTGCTGCCATCTGCGCTCAAAGGCATTGACCCTGAGAAAGAGCAGATGAAGGCACAGCTTCAAGAAGCTGTTGCAGTCATCCAGCAGCTGCAGGCTGACCAGAATGTGCGTGTCCAGAAAAACCAGATTGATGCCAACAAGATTGCTCTGGATGCCCAGAAAGTAGTGACAGACAAATACCGTGCTGAGACGGATCGCATGGAAGCCATCAGCAAGGCACAGAAAGAAGGATCAACTGCACCTCTCATGGAGGAATTTCAACCCAACTCAATTATATAGGAGAATTAAATGTCAGACGAAGCAAACAATCCAGCGGAGCCGGAACTTGCTTTAGAAACCGAAAGCCCAGCACCCGAAGCCGAAAATATTGAGGTAGAGGAAACGCAAGCGGTAGAGGAAGCGTCAGACGATGCAGAGCAAACAGTCGCAAGTGAAGAAGAAGCAGGGGAGCCAGATGAAGGCTCCCAATTTGTTTCTGTAGAATATGACGGTCAGGAATATGAAGTACCGCCACAGCTCAAAGATGCCCTGCTTCGGCAAAGCGACTACACACAAAAAACACAAAGCCTGGCAGAGCAGCGTAAAAGCGTGGAAGCGCAAGCTGCTGCTTTGCAACAGCAAGCGGAATTGCAGCAGCAGACTATTGAGGATGTTGCTGCGGTAAAAGCCATTGACCAGCAAATCGAGCAGTACAATGCTTTGAACTGGGATGAGCTTTACCAACAGGACGTTGGGCAAGCGTCAGCTCTTGATCGGCAAAAGAGAGAGCTGGAAAGTCAGCGTCAAAACACAATAAATCGACTCAATGAAAATCAAGCCAAAGCTCTCGCCAATCAACGTGCCGAGCACGCAAGGATTGTTGAGGAAGGTCAAAAGGTTCTGAAAAAAGAGATCGATAACTGGACGCCAGAGTTGGCTCAGACTATTGCTGCCTACGGCATTAGCCAAGGGCTGAAAGAGCAAGCTGTGGCAAGCATTACTGACCCTGTTCATGTGAAACTTATCGACAAGGCCAGAAGGTATGATGAGCTGGTTGCCAAACAGAAGGCAGCCATGCCAAAGGCTGAACCGCCAAAATCAGCGGTGAAGGTCAAAGGCAAAAGAGCATCAGCAACGAAAGACCCCGATAAAATGAGCATAGAAGAGTGGACAAAAATGCGTAACAAACAAGTCGAAAAGCGCAGAAGCGCATAACTTTTTTATAAGGAACTTTTACAATGGCTAATACACTCTTAACACCTACAGCGGTGACTAGAGAGGCCTTGCGTATTCTTCATCAGAAGTTGAATTTCGTAGGGACGATCAACCGCAGTTATGATGACCGGTTTGCACAAACTGGTGCAAAGATTGGCGACAGTCTTTCCATCCGTTTGCCAAACCAATACACAGTCCGAAGTGGTGCGACACTATCTTCACAGGATGTTGCAGAGCGCAGCGTCACCTTGCAGGTAGCTTCGCAGAAAGGCGTTGACACGACCTTTACCAGTGACGATTTAACACTTGATCTGGATGACTTTTCTGATCGTATTTTGCAACCAGCTATGGCTGTGCTGGCAGCAAACATCGAGGCAGATGCTTTTTCCATGTATAAGGATACTCACAACCAGGTGGCTGACATTGGTGCAACCATCACAACAAGTGATATTCTTACTGCTTCCAAAGTGTTGACAGACAACCTTGCTCCTTACGATCAGCGTTGCCTAAACCTCAATACTCAGGACAACATGGACTTGGTTGAAGTGATGAAGGGTCTGTTTAACTCACAGACTGAGTTAAGCAATAACTATCGTGAGGGCCGTGTTGCATCCAATACGTTTGGCTTTCAGGAAATCATGGAAAACACCATGCTTCCAAGTCACACATCTGGATCCGATGACGGCACTGGCGATTATCTTGTCAACGACTCTGGCACCATAGCTGAAGGCTCCACATCCATTACCGTGGATACGGGTGCTGGAACCTTCAAAAAAGGTGACATCATTTACTTTGCTGCTGTGAACTCTGTTCACCCAGAGACAAAAGTGGATACAGGTAACCTTGCTAAGTTTACCATCACATCTGATGTGTCAGCTAATGCAACCAGCCTGCCAATATCGCCTGCATTGCGATCAAGCGGTGCATTGCAAAACATTACTGCAATGCCTGCCAACAATGCAGCGATCCATAAAAACGAGAGCGATGACAGCACTGACATCGGTGCATCTGGGACTTATGGAACCAGCTTGGCCTATCACAAAGATGCCTTTGCTTTTGCAACGGCTGATCTTGTGTTGCCAACGGGTGTTGACTTCGCTGCCCGTGAGGTGATGGACGGTATCAGCATGAGAATTGTACGTGATTACTCAATCTCAGCGGATACGTTTATTACACGACTCGATGTGCTTTATGGCTTTAAGACAATACGACCAGAATTGGCTTGCCGTATCCACATGAACTAAGGCGATTGGGGCTGCTGTAAGGCAGCCCCTTAGCTTATTAGGGGAATAAAATGCCAAAAGTATTTATGTATAAAAACGGCACGGGTGAGCCTCATCTGTTTGATGCTGAGGATGTGCCTAAGTCGGGTTATGCGGACAGTCCAAAAGGTGCAATGGGCAAGTCAAAGCCTGCTGCTAAGAAAGCTGCTGCAAAACCAGCGACCAGAAAGCGTGCTCGCAAAGACGGCAAATTTGTTGCCGATGATCCAACTACACCAGACGTAAATGAGGCTTATGAACAATGAGCATTACTACGCTTGCGGAGCTGAAGACTGCCCTTGATACGGAAACATCACGATCTGACATTGACTGGACCGACTACATTACCAGAGGTGAGGCACGCCTTAACCGCAAGCTGCGTCTTTTACAGCAAGAGACAAGCACAGCTTTTACTCTCTCCAGCGGTAGCAGTACACAGGCGTTGCCAACTGGTTTTGTTGAGCATATTGATTTGTTTTTTACAAGCGATAACTACCAGCCTACACAGCAATCGCTGTTCAGTTTACAGGAAACAGCAAGCACGGGGCAGGGTCGGCCTTACTACTTTGCCATAGGCTCTGTGATACAGTTTGAGCGTGAAGCTGACCAAGATTATGCTTTTACACACAGGTTTATTAAAAAGTTTGACCTGGCAACGGATAACACCAATGCCCTGCTGACCAGCTCACCTGATGCCTACATCTATGCTGCGCTTGCAGCCTTCTACATGAGGGCAAAGGATACACAGGCTGTGCAGTCAAATCTGAACTTGCTTGATGGTGTAATTGCCGAGCTAAATACGCTTGATGCACGCAGTCGTGGTCAGGCACGACTGTCTGTTGATAGCGGTCTGGTTGGTACAAGACGTTTCAATATATCCAGAGGATTCTAATGTTTAACTTCGGGCCGTTCTTGCCGGATCAGGCTGATCTGGGTAATCCAGGCAGCACTGTTGCCAAAAATGTTTTGCCAAGAACAGCAACTACATACGCACCTTTTGCGTCACAGTCCGAAGTGTCCTCAGCCTTGTCCAATAGGCCAAGAGGTGCTGCAAGTTTTCAGCAGTCTGACGGCACGGTACACACTTTTGCTGCTGACCATCAGGATCTGTTCAAGCTGGGTACAACAAGTTTTTCAAATGTCTCAAGGCAGTCGGCCAGCTACACGGTTGCGACAAATGACCATGTTAATTTTATAAATTTCGGAAATCGGGTGATCTCGGTAAATGGTCACACTGACCCACCGCAGTCATTTGTGATGGGGACGGATAGTGCTTTTAGTGATTTGCTGGGCGTGCAGGCAACTTGCACGATTACAATCAGCAATTTCTCTAATCTTGCTAATGGTGACAAAGTGACCTTGGTTGCTACAGATCAGACCAGTCACGATTTTACAGCAGGCAGCTCTGCGGGCAGCGGTACGTTTGTTGCTGAGACTAATAACGATACGACTGCTGAAAATCTTAAGGTGCAGATAGACGCTAATGCAAAGTTTACCGCTACACGCACGGATGCAGTAGTCACGGTCACACAGGTCACACCTGGCATAAAAGGACAGACAACTGTCACCCTGACGGATGCTGGCAGTGCAGGCTTTGCCAAGACCAATTTTGTTACTGGCGTGAGCTACGACATCAAGGCCAAGGCAATAGGGGTTGTTAAGGATTTTGTCTGGCTGGGCAACATAAGCGACAGCGATGGTGTAACACCTAATCGTGTTCATTGGTCTGGTATCAATGATCCTACAAGCTGGCTGACACCTGGCTCGGCGGCAGCAGCTGCCGTGCAAAGTGATCGTCAGGACTTGCCCACGGGTGGAGAGGTCATGGCAATCACAGGTGCTATTGGTGGCCTTGATGGTGTTGTGTTTTCCCGCAATTCCATATTCGGCCTGAGCTATGTAGGCCCGCCAACTATTTTCCAGATAAGTGAGCTGGAGCGTGATCGTGGGCCGATGGCTAGAAATAGTGTTGTTGGTGTTGGCCCGTTTGTTTTCTATTTAGGCGAAAGTGGCTTCTGGGCTTTTAATGGTAAAAACAGCACAGCCATAGGCGATCAGAAAGTTGACCGCTTTTTTCTGAATGATTTGGATCAGAATTACATTGATCGTGTTTATGGTGCTGCCGACCCAGTTTCACGTTTGGTTTACTGGGCGTATCCAGGCAGCGGTAACAGCAGCGGACAGCCTAACAAAGTTATTATCTACAACTGGGCAGTTGACCGATGGGCTACGGCTGAGGTCAATCAGGAATATATGTTTAGAAATTTGTCAGTCAGCCGGACACTTGAGCAACTGGACGATTTTGGCAATGTAGATAATCTGGGTGTCAGTTTTGATGATGAAAGCTGGATTGGCGGTTTGACCAGCCTCAATGGTTTTAACTCGGATTACAAGTTGTGCCGTTTTACAGGTGCTGCCCTTGCAGCTACTCTGGAAACACAGGAACTTGGTGGAACGAACCGAATTTATATTAATGCCATACGGCCATACGTTGATGGCGGTACAATAACAGTTGGATTAAAACATCGGGTTGCGCCAACAGACACAGTAACTGCAACCACATTAAATGCAGTTGACGCTGATGGTCAGTCGCATTTTACAGTATCAACCAGATATGCCAGAGCTGTTGTCAATGTAGCAGCAGGCGGTAACTGGACTCATGCCCAGGGCGTTGATGCTGAGGTTGTAAATGATGGTGCAGCGTGACTGTTTCCGAGTTTCCAGCACCGCCTCTTGATAGCCCAGACGAGGCTTTTCATCGTAGGCAGATAAGTCAGAGCGTCAACAATCTTTTGCTTGGTCGTGGAAATAATGTGCTCGATGTGACGCTTGCTGCAAGTGCAGCCTCAACCACGGTGACGGACACAAGGCTTGGCGTAAATACAGTTCTGCTTTTTATGCCAACGACAGCAAATGCAAGTGCCGAGATCGGTGCAGGTACAATCTATGTAGGTCAGTCAAACAGGGTTAATGGCTCTGTTGTGATTACGCACGCAAACAACTCGCAAACGGATCGTATATTTAAAGTGGTATTGGTAGGATAAAAATGGCGACAACTTACAAAGACATGACTGGTCGGGTCTTTCCGCTGAATATGTCTGGAAAACCGCAGGGATATTTTGACGGAAACAAGTTTGTTTTCCCGCAGTTTAAACGAACAACCGCAGCTGCTATCCCAGCCGTTGACCCTGTTATGCCGGTTGTCCAGCAGCCTGATTATTTTCGTCTGCCAGCCAGCACAAGGCAAATGCTTAGTGGCGGGCCGGACATGGATGTTCCTGTAGATGACATGAGTGATGTCAATCTGGACACTAGCCGATATGGTGAGATGGATGCCCCTGCCAGTCAGTTTGGTAGCATGAATTTAGGGCCAAGCATAGGTAGCACGATAGGTTCTGGTTTATTTGGCACTTATGGCGGGCCTGTTGGCAGTGTACTTGGCGGGTTGGCAACAGGCCGAGGAAATAGGGGCATTGCAGGAGACTTTGTTGGCGGTTTGCTAGGCATCCCATTAGGGCCGTTAGGCATGATAGGTCTGGGAGCACTTGGCGGTAAAATTGGCGACCGTTTAGATGCTGCTGCTGCTGGTATGCCCGACAGTGTTTTTGGTGTAGCAACACCTGGTTATTTCCCTGATTTTGAATCCTTGGAGAACATTGGTGCATTTGAGACTGTTGACACATCTTTCACCGACCCATTCCAGGCCATTGCTGATGCAATGTCAGATGGCGATGATGCTGTAAGTGATATTGGTGCGGATGTTTCAGATTATACTGGATTTGGTTTCGGTGAAGATGACGGGTTTGGTATGGTTTGATGCTGACACTTGTAGAAGAAACAGGCAGCAAAACAAACAGTAAAACTGAGTTATGGCTGGTCAGCACATCTGAAATCAGTTGTCTGGATTTTGAGACAATCCGTTTAATTAACAAGGCTGTGGGGTATGACAACACTCACACAGTAACGGATGTGCTTAGGGATCTGCGTAGAGGTTCAGCGCAGTTGTGGCTGGCAACTGATGACAATGTTGTCGAGGGTATTGCCGTCACGGTCATTAATGACCATCCGCAGACTTCAACCTGTCTGATCTGGCTGTGTGCTGGGATTGAACACAAAAAGTACACACCCCTCATAGGCAATATTGAGGACTGGGCAAGAGAGCAAGGTTGCCAGAAAGTCAGTCTGGAAGGTCGACCAGGCTGGGAAAAAGTATTAGGCGATTATAAGAAAACAAAAATTTATTTGGAAAAGGTGATATAAAATGGGCAGCTCCAGCAGTCCTCCGACAACTATACAAAGAACAGTATCAAACATAGAACCAACCGAATTGCAGCGTCCATACATTGAGCGTGGGTATGAAACTGCACAGCAGTTGTTTGAAACGCCAAGGTCTTTCTACGAAGGAAGTACGGTGGTGCCGTTTGCCGATCAGACGGTTTCTGCAATGGATATGATACAAAACCGTGCGATGGCAGGCAGTCCATTAGTCACGGCTGCACAGAACTTGACCGCTGACACGATGGCTGGAAAATACCTTACCCCAGACAGCAATCCGTATCTGCAAAGTGCGATGGATGCAGCGACAAGGCCTATGCGTGAGGCGTTTACGCAAGACACAATACCAGCAATTAATGCAGCCTTTAGCAGAGCTGGTCGATATGGGTCTGGAGCGCAGGCAAACTTGCAGGCAAGAGCTGCTGAGGATTTTGCACAGGCTCTTGGCGATGTTGGCAGCAGGCTGGCATACAGCAATTACGGGGATGAGCGAGGCCGTCAGATCGCTGCATCAACTGCTGCACCAGCGATGGCAGAGTTGGATTACAGTGATGCAGCACGACTCGCTGGCGTTGGTGCACAGGTTGAAGACATGGCAGCAAGGCAGCTACAGGAAGATGTTGACCGTCAACGATTTGCTCAGGAAGAAGAACGGATGCGACTGGCTGAATTTATGCCCATCATACAAGGTGGCAGTTATTCAACCCGTACAGCAGACCAGCCTGTTTATCAGGGAGATGATGTTGCCCGTTATCTGGGCTATGGAACGGCTGGTGCTGGTATAGCAAGTTCTTTGTTTGGTAGCAGTGCTCCAGGCACTTCTGCTGTCGCTGGTCTTAGAAACTTATTTACATCAATAGGATAAATAATGGTTCAAATAGTAAATATGCGACCTGGTGGTGTTGGCCCTTATATGCAGGTAGCCTCTAACACAGCAACAGGCACAGCACCCATAAATCCAACTGCACCTATGCTTTTGCCTGCACCGAGTGCGAGTCCAATGCCGTCTGGTTTGCTTGGTGCAAATCCGGCACAAACGAGAGCAAATGCTTTTTTGCGGGGCATTGGTGCGATGGCTCCTGGGCTGTTGATGGCTGGTGCTCCCTCGCTCGATCCAGGTAATCGGGATCGTGGACTTGCATTGGCTTTCCAAGGTTTCCAGCAAGCACAGCAAGGTGCGCTTGATCGTGCTCGTGCTCAAAACTTGCAGAATTTGCAGTTTAAGCAAGCACAGCAAAAAGCAATGATGGAGAAAGCAGCCTTTGATCGGGAACAGAACAGGCTAAAGAGATTGTCTAGTGCACTAGGTTTTAATACAACAAATCCAATGGCAAGCAATCAGGTTGCTTCTACTGCAACACCGCCTTTAGGATCAGCAGTAAGACCCACAGTTGTGCCACCAGCAGTAAGACCCCCAGTTGTGCCGACAACTGTAAATAATAACCCATTATCAAATTTAAATCCGGCTCAAAAAATAACGATTATGACAGCAAAAGACCCAAGTGCTGCTTTGAGCCAAATAGTCAATCAACTAAACAATCCACAAAATACCTTTATAGGTGGACAGCTAACACCTAAAGGCAAACTTGAAACAGAAAAACAGATTAGGACTGAATTAAAGCCCTTAGTTGATAAACTTAATGAAGTAAATCGTAAAATGCGGATTGTAAAGACTGGTTTTTTACAAGGCACTGGTAGTGGTGATATTGCACTTGTAACGTCTTTTATTAAAATGATTGATGAAGGTGTTGTTACTGCTGGTGAGCTGGCTGTTCAAACTGGAGCACAAGATTTAATTTCACGCATGAGATTGTTTGTAGACAATGCCAAAGAGGGTGATGTAATAGGCGAAGATTTGCGTAAAAATTTACTTCGATTGGCACAAAGTATTGAGCAAGATACCTACAATGCTTATAGGCCAACAGTAGAATCATATAAGGCTGGTGCATTAGATTTAGGTCTGGATTGGAATAAACAAATTTGGCGTGGTGGGCCAGCAATATTCAGGACTCAACAAACTGCACAATCAGGCTCCAGCCAAGTGCAAGACAAGAAGCTGCCTGTGCCAAACATTAATAAATCTATAACCCCATTACACAAAAATTTACCGGTACCAGGAGGTAAAAAGAGTGGCTAGTCAGGAAATCATTGATGGACATATCGCCAATTTAAAAGAATTAAAACGGATGGGCGGTAAAGCACAGGACGTTTTAGCTTATTTGGCTGACCCAATATATAATGTAGATAAAACTACTGCCGAACAAATCTTTATAGACCCTCAATTTCGTGAAGCCTTTATCGATACAGAAGCTAACACAGCACGCCAAGCCATAGGGCAAGGCACATTGATGGGCGGTGGAGATGAGCTTGAGGGTTTTATTCGAGGTTTGTTGCCAGGCAATACCGTAAGCAAAGAAATTGACATGGTAAGGGCAGAGAATGAACTTTACCAAAGAGCACGCCCATATAAGTCATTAGCTTTGCAAGTGGCTGGCGGTATTCCTACAGGCTTAGTAGGCACAGGCCGTGCTTTAGCAAGGCGTGGTGTTGGTTTACTTCCACGGATACTTGAAGGTGGAATATCAGGTGCAAAAACTGGTGCAACAAGTGGTTTCTTGAGAAGTGAAGGTGGGTTGGATGAAGAAGGTAAAATTGATGTATTAGGTGGACTACAAAGCCGTGGGATTGGTGCAGCCACAGGTGCAGGCACAGGTGCAGTAACAGGTGTTAGTCTTCCAATTATAGGTGATGCTGTTCGTGCAGTTGGGAGAGGGGTTGGCAGGGTTGTTGGTGCTACGCCTGGTCTTGATAGTCAAACGACTAGACAGGCTGGACGTATGATGCGAACAGCTCTTGACGATGACGAACTCACAGTGCCAGCTATTCGTAGAGCTTTAAGTAAAATGCCAGCTCAAGCCCGTATACCAGACACGGCTGACCAGTATTCAATAGCAATGCGTGATTTGGCACGGTTTGCAGCAACCACACAAGGTGGCAAAGCTGCAAATAGATTTCTTATGGAACGCCAAGCAGAACAAGCACCCCGTCTTTTAGAACAGGTTGACAAATTTTTGCCGACTATGAGTTTAGATGAATATTTAGAAATAACGTCAGAACAAAAACGACTTGATGCAAATCAAAATTATGGTGATGCCTACGCACAAAAGTTGGAAATGACTGACGAACTTAAAAGTTTTCTCAATAATAAAAAAATACAAGAAGCCTGGTCGGGCGCACAAGACATTGCAGAATATGACGGTGTTGATCTGAGTGATGCTGTTGAGGTTAGGGATGGCGGTATGGTATTTGCAAAACCCACCTTAGAGACAATGGATTATATTAAACAAAGCCTAGATGACCGTGTAAACGAATTATACAAAGCTGGGGCTTCAACCAAGGCAAATGTGGCAAAGGGGTTGCGTAATAGACTGCGTGACTATCTTGACCGTGCAACCGCTGATGCCGATGGTGTTTCTGTATATAAACAAGCCCGTTCAATTTACGCTGGTCATGCAGCAGCCGAGGAAGCTGCTGAGGAAGGTAGAAAGTTTATATTGCGTCCAGCAACTTTTAACAAACGTATGCTTGCAAATTTCGGCAACCATCAAAAAGAAGCCTTCAAAGTAGGTGTTGCGGATGCCTTGCGTTACCAGATTTTAGAAACAGGCGACAAGGCAGATGCCCTAAACAAAATCTTCAACAGTCCAGCTAGACGCAACCGTCTGCGAACTGCCTTTGATTCAGACGAACAATTTGCACTGTTTGAACAAGCAATGCGTGACGAAGAATTGATGGCTATGACTAGCACTAGAGCAACACAAGGCTCAAGGACAGCACCAATGCTTGCAGACCAGCAGGCTGCAAATAATGTAAGTGAAGCAGTTGGGATGCTTGCTAATCCTACTGAGGGTATAGCAAGAATTTTAAATGAATTGGTTGACGGCAGTCCACCATCTGAGGAGGTAGCAGCAGAATTAAGACGCTTGTTGCTAGACCCTGCAAATCAAGAAGAAGCTCTGAGATTGATGAGCAGGGGCAACCCAACCATGAGGCGTACAGCAAGGCGTGTTCCACCACTAATAAGAAACGTGCTTGCACAACAATCACCTCGACCACTAGTAGAATAATAGGACAAATCAATGGCAGTTAAAGACTGGTCAACTACGGCTGGAAACAATACCGCTCCAGGCGATGTAAACTTTGCAGAAGGGCAACTGCCCTCAACTTTAAATAACTCTATGCGTCAGGTACTTGCAGATTTGCGAGTTGATTTAGAAGAGGGTGGATGGTTCAATTACGGACATACGACCACCTATGCCTCAGCAACAACTTTTACCATTGCAAGCACAAACGTCACTAGCGTTTATACTGTTGGCAGACGGATTAGGGCAGTCGGCTCATCTACAGGCACGATTTACGGTGTAATTACGGCTTCTGCATTTTCGACTAATACAACTGTTACAGTAAGCTGGGACAGCGGAAGTTTATCATCTGAGACATTGGCAATCTCTGTCAGTAAACTCGATGCCAACGGTCATGTGGATGCCAGTAAGATTACCAGTGGCACGCTCCCAAATGCACGCCTCGATCAGCAGTTACAGGATGTTGCTGGCCTTGCTGTTACTGATGGTAATGTCATTGTTGGTGACGGAAGTAATTTTACGGTGGAAAGTGGAGCGACTGCCAGAGCCTCGCTTGGATTGACAATCGGAACACATGTACAGGCTTATGATGCCGAGCTTGCTGCCTTAGCTGGTCTGACCAGTGCAGCTAATAAAGTGCCATACTTTACTGGCAGCGGATCGGCTGCCGTTGCTGATTTGACCGCAGCAGGCCGTGCGTTGCTTGACGATGCAAACGCTGCTGCTCAACTGACAACGCTGGGTGCTGTGCCTCTGGCTGGCGGTACAATGACTGGTGCGCTGACATTGAGTGGTGACCCAAGCTCAACCAACCATGCAGCCAACAAACAATATGTTGATAATCTTTTACTTGGCATGGGCAAGCGAGGTGTGGTCAGGGCAGCAACAACTGCCAACATTACAATCGCCACAGCATTAAATAATGGTGATACCCTCGATGGCGTTACTTTAGCAAACGATGATCTGGTGCTTGTTAAAGACCAGAGCACAGCATCACAGAATGGCATTTATGTGGTTGGCAGCAGTCCAGCCAGAGATGATCTGTATGACACTTACATTGAGCATGTTGGTGCATTGATTGCAATTGCTGAGGGCACGACCAATGCCGATACCATGTATCTTTGTACAAGTAACAAAGGTGGTACGCTGGACAGCTCAGACATTACCTGGACAAAAGTATCACCTCAAAATGTTGGCGATCTGGTTGACCCCATGACAGCCAGGGGCGATATCATTGTCCGAAATGCGTCAAATCAAACTGCGAAACTAGCGGTTGGTAGTGCTAACACAGTTCTGAAATCTGACGGAACAGATGTCAGCTATGGAACGATAGCAACTGCTAATATTGCTGATGATGCGGTTACTTCAGCAAAAATTGCTGATGATGCAATAACAACAGCTCTTATTGCAGATGACGCTATCACATCAGCTTTGATTGCCGATGATGCAATTAACTCTGAGCATTATACTGATGGCAGTATAGACACAGCCCATATAGGAGCAGCGCAAGTAACTGGGCCAAAACTAGGCGGTGGCGTCATTCCAGCAGACACAGGATTTTCTGCGACAACTAAGGCACTAGGCACAGTTGCCAGCGGTTCTGTTACGTTGGACGAGGCAAATGGGAATTTTCAATCCCTCACCGGCAACGGTGCCTTCACCCTCAATCCCCAGACAAACCCAAGTACGATTGTTGTTCAGCTTACTAACTCAAGCTCGGCTGGCACAATAACTGTGAGTGGCTATGACACGGTAACGGGCGATTCGCTGACAACAACGAATGGTGACGATTTCTTACTGTTCTCAACTGTAATTGGTAGTTTCCAAAATCTGAATGTGGTGGCTTTGCAATAATGTTAATGCCTATTTATACGCCACTAAAAGTTGATCCAGTTGCAACCTTAAATTTCGTAGGGTTTACGGCTAGTGGTTCTGCCGGAAGTACATTAGAAAATACCACCCAATTTTCTTATAGTGGCGTTAGTGTTGGAAGTAACGAAAGTGCTGATCGTATTATTCTTGTTGCTTCAGTTACAACTGGTGGCTCGTCAGGAACGGACGGAATATCGAGCATGACTTGTGGGGGCGTTTCTGGCACAAATGTTTTTGAACAAAAAGGCACAGACCATCAGCAGATTGCAATCTTTCGATTTGCAATCGCATCAGGAACTTCAAAAGACATCGTTGTCAATTATCAGCGGTCTACCAAACGAGGTGGGATATTCGTTTGGGAAGGAACAAATCTTAACTTTAAAAGTAGTTCAGTCACACAGCACGCCAATGGGTCTGGCAGTCTTACTAGTTCTGCCTCGTTTGATATTGCAGCTGGGCAAGCTGTGATAGCAATAAGCATTGGTGCGGATGGTGAAGAACGTGAAACCTTAACATTTACGAACACGACTGAAAGAGTTGATGTTGGACTTGGCCCCGATGCGGGAAGTGAGTCTGGGGCAGGGACACAAACAGGTTGTGGGGACGCAACCTTTGCAACTGCTAGTGCGGGTCAAAGTTTTAGTATTGTCTACGATGGGCAAATTTTTAGAACTGCCGCATTTACTGTCTTTGGCCCATAGATTAGCAAGGAATAAATTATGGATTACTTACTTAAAAAATCAGACGGGTCAGCTACATGGCTAGGTGAAAGTATTAGCCGACTTCAACTGCCTGATAGCACAGATACAATATTTCCTGGTGACAAACGCCCTGTAGATTTGGGCGATTATGTACTTGTTAAAGCTAGTGAGGTAACAGAAGAAGTAACGGCAGGTAAGAAGCGTGGCAATACAACAGTTGTTGGGGACAAAGATAAAGAGACAGTAACAGTCACACACACGGCAGTTGATTTGACGGATGAGGAATATTGGGCAGAAATACGTGCCTCAAGAGATATTAGACTATCTGAAACAGACTTTTATGCATTGAGTGATGTAACAATGTCTGATGACATGAAGACGTATCGTCAGGCATTGCGTGATTTACCAGCATCTAAAACAAAACCAAGTGAAATTGTTTTTCCTACGAAGCCTAGTTGAAGGTGAAGCATGGAGCCTTTGAGCATTGCAGCTCTGGTAGCTGGTTTCAAAAAATCTTTAGAAATTCTTGGCGATAGCAAGAAGGTAATGTCTTTATTGCGTGGACTGCTGCCGACAGGCAAAAAGTCAAGCAGACCACCACAGGATAAAATTTCAAAAGAACAAGCTGAGTTCAAACGCATTGCAGAAAAAGCTATTCGGCAAAAAAATTTACAGATACAACGGCAAAACGAACTAAATCGCCTTGATGAAATACATGGATTTGGCACAAGCGCACGGATTATTGCAGCGGAGGAAGCGGAAAAAAAAGCCCGTAAAAAAGCCAAGGAAAAACGATTAAGGCGAGAGCAGCGAAAAAAAGAACGACAG